TACCATATTTGGTAGCAGCATACTGATCTCTATCAGGCATTATAGTCAATACTTCATATTCACGCTGCTGCAATTCATGAATAATGGACCAACTGTAAAATGCATTTCCGTCCGGCGTAGATAATTCATTATAATTAGCATCTAACTTAACGTCTGCTAAAAAACCCCAGTAACTATACGCGACTCTTTGCATTATATACCTCCTTGATTAATTTCACTGTTTCATTTATACTATTATAATCGCATTGATAAATCAGTGTCTTTGACATAGCGCATGCAATTTTCATGAGTCCAAAATATGGACGTAAGTCTTTACCGTGTTGCTCTGACGATGATACGATATCTGTAGGACATATGAATACGATTATTGCGTCAATGTTAGATAATGCATGATCTAAAATAAGCAAGTTATTAGTGGCTTTGGTCTCATCATAATGACGCTCAATGATGCCATATGCATAGTCTGAAAAATGAAATCTATCGAAGATCATATCAGTATTGGATATGTCACAAATGTCTAGCAGATGTAGCATTTTATCTGTCTCATTCATATTGTCCATGTCTGTATAATCCATGAAACGCTGTGAATGTTTATATATTGGAATATTTAATGTCTCACTTAAGCGATTGCACAGAGTGGTTTTACCCACTCTGTCAATGCCTTCTACTATTATTACCATTAGACATTCTCCTTAAATCGTTTATTGACGACTTGCAACTTATTAGCAATTGCAGACTCAAGTTCAGCTGCATCTATTCCGGAAAATATTGCGACATTCATAAGTACGATAAAACAGTCTGCGATTTCTTCGCGCTTGTTTTCACGGTCATACTTATCATTACGGATATTTTTCCAACGCTTGTCTGCCGCTAATACTTCACCGACTTCAGATATTAGCTGCTGAATATGATATGACGATAATGATATACTATCTATTGGTAGTGATACATCACTCGCAATCCCATCATACTTACCATTCTTAACCAATAATGACTGATTATCAAGCTGCATGTTATATAATTCATCGAATGTCATGATCTTATCCTCTTGACTTTCTGGTACGCTTTACCGGCTTAGGCTCTTCTACAGGTTCTTCGCCGTATTCAGCAATCTTTTTATTGATTTCCTCAATCTCAAGCTGCTCATCTAAAGTTCTTCTGGGAACGGGATCGAGCGTTTCAGGTGTAGGCAAATTTACTTCTTCAAAAGGTACTTCTTCACGGCCGTCTGCTACTTCCTCTATAGCCGCATCTGCAGCATTAAGGTAGTTATTTACCTTTTCATCATTGCTAGCAATTACCTCTTCACGAGATCTGTTACCCCTGCGTCTACGTGATTCAGGCTTTTCTGCCTCACCGGCTTTTTCCTCATCCAACTTTGCAATCGCTGCATCTGACTGTGCATCATCAAACTCATAATAATTACGGATCTTCGCATCGATATACGCAAGGTCATTGTCTACACTGAATGCATCGAACATACCCATGGGTGACTTAACTGTGTCTTTGCCATTGTTCTGAGTAAAGAAATAATACTTACCTTCACTCACTCCGGTCCTGAGAACGATAGTGAATAATCCTTCGATGGTGATCTTTTCACGAAGAAGTTTACCGATCAACTTAACAGTCGTAAGACCATTTTCAAGAGTCTCACAATGTGTCAAGTAATATACACATACATCTTCAGGCAGCTCCTTGCAAATGTCGATAATATTAAAGTAATTAGCGCCAAAGTCATTGTACTTATCCCAACCGGTTTCCTTAATACGATTCATATAAGGAATAGCCAAGATGTACTGGAAATCATCTACGATGATGATCTTCTTACCGGCTTTAGCCTGACTCTTCATGAAGTCACATATCTTGTCGGAATCAGTTTCGCCATTTAATGCGGTAAACTTCTTGGAACCTCTGAAAGGCAAAGGTTTTCCAACAGGATTAACGATTGCAGTAATTGCAGGATCACAATTACGAATTGACGTGGATTTACCGGTGCCACTCTCACCCATGATTAAGATTTTTTCAGCCATGTTTTATTCCTCCTTAAAATTTTACGTCGAATGATGCGGCTACATCTTCGACTGAACATGCCTCTACGATTTCACCAGTCTCTGCAATAATAACTTTATCATCTACAATCTGCAGATTCTTTTTGTACTCACCCCACTTAAATGTCTTTTTAGTCTCCACATACTCGCTACCGTCTAACGCTGCAATAAGCGCATCATCGTCATGGTTAATTTTCTGTGACGGTTTCTTAAAGACTAATGAACCTGAAATAAGTTTATATGTTTCCTGTGTCTTAGTCTCCTTATGTGGTACTGTCTGAAAATACTGAGCCAGCAATGATTTAAGATATGCTGTGTCAGTTTCATACTTGGTCTTGATCTCGTTAATCTTATCTTCAAGATCCTTGATCTGTTCTTCTGCTAATGTCACTAAACGATCGCGTTCAATCTGTGCCTCATGAATCTGACTTAATGCCCAATCAGCAGATTTGTCATTAGTTATTGTAAATGATTCGTCACCCATATTCGGTCACCTCCTAAATATTATTATACATTCATAGACGTCTAATGTAAATACTTTTTTATAAAAAAATAAAAAATTTTTTAAAGTATAGGTAAAAAAATTAAGCGTTAAGCTTATTAAACCATTCATTTTGACTTTTTATATTTTCACGATACCACGCTTTACCGATTTCTTTACCTTCCATTAAATCAATAAAGTAGTTGAAATCTTTTGGATATAGTAATACACCTATTCCACCGGCATTTCGTATTTGTCTTAATATGACTATTTGTATTAATGTCGGTTTACCGTTTTCTGCTTTAACTTCGATAGCTACGAACTTACCATTAATACAGGTTAAAAGATCAGGAATACCTTCTTTGGTAAATTTAGCGCCGGCCCAATATTTAATGAACCACGCGCCGATTTCCTCTAAATAGTTCTTGATTTTGTTCTCAAACTTCTTTTCAGGTGTCATGTTTCCTCCTTGAATAATTCATCTGTCAATTCTTTACCGGTTTTTAATAGCTCAAGATTCCATGTCTCAATACTATTTTTAACTAATAAATAATAGTAGAAACATGTCTGAGTCTGTCCAATGCGATGGATTCGTTTTTTGGACTGCTCCCACAAATCACATGAGCCAATTCCTAATGGCAAACTAAAATAAATGATCTTATTGGCCTTCTGTAAATTAAGACCATATGCACCAGCTTGATACTGCACATATGTCACAGAATTGCTTTCATTTTCATAGGCATATAAATCTTTAACTTTGCCGTTAACGATACTCAGAGGACGCTCTAGTGAATCAGAGATATGTTCCAGAGCATTAAGTTCCGCATTGAAATTGTAAAATACAATGACACGATCGTCTGTACTTTCCAGTATGTCTTGGAATGCTTTCAGCTTGTCTTCACTATAGATACTACACAACTGTCTAGAGTATAAGATCTTAGTAAGAATAGTATCACCAATGAGCTCATGACCATCAATCTCAATGTACGAATTTTTCTTGAACTTCTTATACTCTTTACTTTGATCAATATAAATTGTCTGATCTATCTGATCCGGTAAGTCAATGACTTCGTTGGTCTTTTTAAATATAGCGCCAAATTTAGCAAGCCTACGTTTAAGATGGTCTACATTTTTATAGCCATTAACTTTCTTTTCCCAATAGCCATTAGATGTCTCAACCCATTCGTAATCAACGTATGACTTCCAAAACGTATCTTCGTCTATTTTCCAACCAAGCAGTTGCAGTTGTGACCAAAGCTTTTCATACTTACCTGCAGTCGGTGTGCCTGACAATAAGACAACATTTGTAGGATTAAGTTTAAGAATGAACTTTGACCGGTTAGCAGTACGATTGGTTATCAACGATGACTCGTCAAGCATTAATGTAAAATCATGCAGCTGTAATAATTCCGGTCTTCGCCACACTAAGTCATAGTTGATGATACCAATGACCATATATTTGTCCAATAAAATGGTCCCAAAAAAATCATCAAACTGTCTGGGCTTTGTCAAGTTAAAAACACGATAATGATAATTATCATTGAAGTGATTTATCCAGTCATCAATCTTTGACTTCTGACAAACGACAAGATTGATCTTATTATTTAATTGTTTTACCTTTTCAGAACCAATATACGTTTTCCCGAGGCCCATATCATAATACACGGCGCATCTATTTTTACCATCTATTAACTCAAGAGCCTCTTTCTGATGTGGATATAATTCCATATTTAGTTAGCCTCATCAAATACTGCATTCCACTCAGACTGAGTAAGACCAAGAATCTTCTTAAGAAGTAATGCCTCATCCAATGTAAATGCGAACTTACCATTAAGCTTGTTGTTCAGTGCAACATATGTAATGTTAAGACGCTTTGCAATTGTAGTACGTGACATACCACTTCTCTCAATGAATTCTTTTAATAGTTCCATATTACCCATATTAGGTACCTCC